TACGCCTACTGGACTGTAGGACAAGGAACCAAGTGGGCTACAGCACCACAGGTGACCGCTGACGGCAACTGGGCGTTGCGTGTGGACTACAAGCACGAACTAACGGATGCCGAAGAAGCAGCCCTTGTTCCTTACTCCAATGTGAACTTTCCAACTGAGGAAGAATAATGCAGGACGTAATCTCACGAACTACTCTAGGTACTGGCGGCTTTCTGGCTACCATTGGGTTACAGCAGATCAATGCTATTGTCAGCCTGTTCGTGGGTATAGCTACGTTGACGTATATGATTCTGTCTATTTACAAGATTATTAAAAAACTATGACCCCAGAACTTATAGCAATGCTCGGCGGTGGAGTCTCTGGCTTCGTCATGAAGTTCATGGCTGCTCAAGCTCAGAACCAAGCCAGACTCTTCGAGCAGACCATCAAGAAGCAGGAAGTCGCTGACGCATCCGCTGACGCTGCTGAAAAGCGTGGAGGCGCATCAGGTGCTTGGATTCGTCGGTTCATCGTAGTCAGCACAATGTTCGCGGTCATCGCCGCGCCATTCGTTCTTGCTTTCACAGACTTCGGTGTGACCATTCAGAAGGACACAAGTTTTCTCTTTGGACTTTTCAAGGGTGCGAAGTGGGAAACAGTCACAGGATATGTGATCTTGCCAGAGGTGCGGCAGACTGCTTTGGCAATTGTCGGCTTTTACTTCGGCAGTAGCCAAGTCAAATGAATGAGATCCTCGCCATCATCTCCTCGCTGTGGCCAATCGTCGTCGGTCTGGTGACGCTGATCATCGTCCTCGCTCGGATGCACTACAATATCGAGAGCCTGACCGAGAAGGTCAAAGTGTTGTTTGACTTTCACAACAAGCGTCACGATAAATAGGAATGATCATCGGATTCTCAGGAGCGAAGGGAGTCGGCAAATCTTCGCTCGCAAGTGAACTACAGTCTCGGATTGAGAAGACCGAAATCATGTCTTTCGCCGAGCCGCTCAAGAAGATGCTTGAGGTGATCGGAGTCTCTCAGGAGATCATGGCAGATCCGAAGCTGAAGAACGAGGCTCTGCCTTGGCTTGGTGTGACTCCTCGCTTCATGCTCCAGACACTCGGCACAGAGTGGGGGCGAGACATGGTACACAATCAGATCTGGCTCAAGGTGATGAATCGAAAGCTCGCATCGTCGAAGGCAGGTCTCGTCCTGATCGACGACTGCCGCTTCCAGAACGAAGCGGATCTCATACGAAGCCGAGCAGGTGTTGTCATCGAGCTTTACCGCAAAGGCATCCAGTACGACCGAGGTCACACCTCAGAGAAGGGGATCGACAATCCTGACTACAGGATTGATGTCGACGATGTGAAGGAGGCGGCTGATCGAATCCTCAAGCTCGGTCTGGTTTAACAAAAGCCGCTTTTCTGATGGCAGCAACCGATGACGCTCTGGAGAACGCAAAAGCCGCACTCGGCGAGCAGTTCCAGCATTATGCAATCGTCGTCCAGTATGATGACGGCGATGTCTGGCACGACAGCAACAACGCTCTGGTCGAGAAAGCTCTCTACAAAGAGGCTCTGACGATGATCAAGGAGGAGCGAGAGTGGGAAGATTCAGACGTTGAGATCGATTGGGACGACGACAGCGATGGCGACGATTGGAAGGTTGCTGAAGAGGAAGAATAAAAAAAATCACTTTTTTTCACTTTTTTTCGTTTAAGGTGTTGACAAAGTGAATATGTCGTGCATTGTTGGGTACATCATCAAGTTGATGATATAACAACAACACTTAAAAAAATACTAATATGAAAATCTACAACACATTCGCAGAGGCAAAACAAAACGCAACTGAATACACCAAGGACGGCAAGAACTGGATACAGTATCCGCCATACCACGACTACATCGAGGGCATTGATTACGGAGATCTTGCTCCTGAACCAACTCTCCTGCCAGCCATGTTGGTGCGTTAACTTTCAACACCAGAGCTTGCTCCTCCTCGGAGGAGCGGCTCACACAACTCTCAACTCAAAAAAAATACTACTCATGAAAATCCAAAAATCCACAATCGACAGCAACTACAAACTCGTCACCTACGACAACGGCGTTGAGTACGTCGTTTATCATTCAGCTTCATGGCTCGTCGGCGCTACTCATGACGAGATCGGCACAAAGCTGAAAAAGAAATTTTTTCCTTCTGAAAAAGCAGAGAGTCAGGATATCAAAACAGAGTATTACATCCGAGGAGACAAGGGTGACTTTTACTCCACAACATACGAAAAAGAGTCATGCTACAATGTGGCTCTGGGTGTAAAAGGTATTACTTGGGCCAAGCGATCCAGCGCAGAGCGCAACTTGGATCTCGCTCGCAAGATTGATCCAACCTGCGCTATTTTCTCTCGATAATCCAACCACACTTTCAACACAAGAGCTTGCCTCTCTTCGGAGAGGCGGCTCACACAACTCAATCAAAACCATCATGGAAATTCCAATTGCACTTATAATGGCTCTCATCTCAATCGAGAGCAACGGCAACAACGATGCCAAAGGCGACAACGATCGCGCTTATGGCTGCCTCCAGATCTGGGAATGCTACATTCAGGACGCAAACCAGTATGCAGGCACTCAGTACGTCCATGAGGACGCTTTCAGCCGCGAGGCATCTATTGATATGCTTCACGCGTACATGAGCCGCTACGCGAACGAGAGGCGGCTTGGCAGACCTGTTACAGCCGAGGACATCGCTCGGATTCACAATGGAGGGCCGAACGGCTACAAGAAAGCCGCGACCGAGTCCTACTGGCAGAAGGTCAAAGCAGAACTTTTACGAATGGGCGAGACCGACCTCGCTCATGGCAAACCAATAAAGTAAATATTATGACTGAAATTATATCAGCAGCAATCGCTGGACTCGCGTCTGGCTACCTTGTCGGTCGTCTGACTGGCAATGCGATCAAGAAGCAGATCGCCACATCAACACCTCGCACAGTACAACCAAAACGGAAGATCACTCGGAAAAAGCACCATCGAAGAACTTGGACTCAGACCGAGATCGCATCTCTGAAAGCCTTGATCCGTCAAGGCTACAGCCAGAATCAGATTGCAAAACTTCTTGGACGACCACAATCGTCCGTTGCGAACCGAATCAAGAAACATCAACTAGTATAAATTATGGCAGTATTAACCGCACAAGCCGAGTCCTCTAACGGCTTTGAAATAACAGAGGTAGCACCAGCAGGCGACTATGTCGCGACCTGCTTAGATGTCGCCGACGAGTTCGGCGTGACTCGCCGCAAGTACCAGAGCGAAGAAACCGAGCAGATCGACGTTACTCGATTCCTGTTCGGCTTCAAGGCTCAGGATGGTCGGCTTTACAAGATCCAGACGTTCGAGATGAAGATCTCGTCTTCACCGAAGTCTGCGCTCATCAAGTTCCTGACTTCATGGCTCGGTCAACCGCCAGCGATGGGATGGGACTACTGTGAGCTTATCGGAAAGGGTGCAGTCATCGGATGCGAGCAGGTCGTCTCTCAACTCGGCAAGACATACAACAAGATTACAAAGATCTCGCCGCCGAAGACATCGCTCGCCGACTACACCTCACAGGTGATTCCTGTCGAGCAGTTCAGCGCACCAGCCGCACCAGCGACACCGCCGCCATCTGCTCCTGCGCCATTCGATCCTGCACCAGTCACAAACTTCGATCCGAATGTGCCGTTCTAAAATTCGCAACCGCACCAAGGGACGCAGCTTCTCAGGCTCTACGCTTCGCATCGCGGAGCGTATCCTGAGGGGTCAACCTCGACCACTCAAACGAAAGGAAAAAAATGGCAACATTAGAGAAACAGGGCAATCTGTCTGACTCGCATTGGTACACCAGAAATGGACAACCTGCTTACACCATTAAGAAAAAGGACGGAGGAGACAGACCCGCCACTCTTCGAGACGCTCGGAAGCACAACCTGCTTCCAAGTGTCACGACCATCTTCAACATCATGGCAAAGCCGCAACTCGATAAATGGAAACTGGGAAAAGCGGTGCAAGCCGCTCTGACCACCACAAGGGACGATGGCGAGCCAGATGACCGCTACCATCAGCGCATCCTCGAA